TAGAAGGTTTTGAACTATCAAGATCTACTGCTACAGCGACAACTAGAGTAAGTAACGTTGCAATGATCTCAAAAAGAGACGCAACTGTAACTGGTTCTCAAGACGCTTCAGACCCAGCTGGCAAAAGATCAGAAATGGCTCATCAATTAGCTATTATGGCTAAAGCATTGAAAAGAGACATGGAAGAGGCTTTATGTCAAAACGGTGCTAAAACAACTGGTGACGCTACAACAGCTAGGGTAACTGGCGGTTTTGAATCATGGCTAACATCTAACGTATCCAGAGGTTCTGGTGGTTCAGGTGCTGGTGGCGGTGCTGCTCCAGTTGATGGAACAGACAGAGACTTAACAGAAGCTTTATTAAAAGGCGTTCTACAAACTATGTTTGGTAACGGAGCCGAGCCTTCAATGGCTATATGTGGTCCACATAACAAACAAGTTATCTCTGGTTTCACAGGTAGAACTCAAGCTAGACAGTTTGTTGATGCAACTACTGTAGAAGCTTCAGTATCTGTATACTCTTCTGACTTTGGTGAACTAAAAATCGTTCCATCAAACAGATCAAGAGAAGCATCATTACTATTGGTAGATCCAGAGTTTGCTAAAGTATCTTACTTAAGAGACTTTAAAACTGTTGATATTGCTACAATAGGCGATGCTGAAACCAAGATGATTGTGACTGAGTTTGGATTAGAAGTATCTAACGAAGCTGCACACGGAATCGTTGCTGACTTAAACGAATCATAAGTTTAGTCAATTAGCTTAAAGGGATGTTTCGGCATCCCTTTTTTTTGTGCTAAAATCTACACATGGCAAAGACAACATTAATAGATCATAAGAAAGGTTTTAAGTCTGTATTCGCAACAGAAGATGAGAAGGTTGTGTATCACACACAACAGAACATACAGCCAACCCTAGACTATGTAAAAAATCTATCTGAATATACACCTGGTAAAGATTTACGCCATGTAGCAGAAATACCTATGGTAGTATATCAAAGAGCAGTCCGAGAAGGATGGGCGCAAGATTCTGCACAATGGAAGAAATGGCTAAACCATTCAGATAACAAACCATTTAGAACATGGAAAGGTAAAGTATGACATACGATGAATTAAAAACTAATATTGCAAATTTCTTAAACAGGTCAGATTTAACAGATCAGTTAGACTTTTTTATAGATGCAACAGAATCAGAATTTAACAGAAGATTAAGAAATAAAGACATGGTAAAGCGAGCAACTGCTACAGCAGACGCTCAATACATGAGCCTGCCAACTGATTGGTTAGAAGCTATTAATGTAGAAATAACATCAAATGACTTTAGACCATTATTTCAACAGTCTTTAGAATCACTAGATGTATATAGAAGGTCTAATGATAATGTAAATGGTCAACCAATTTATTATGCAATTGTAGATAATTCATTAGAGTTAGCACCTACCCCTGACACAAGTTATACGCTACAATTAACATACTATGGCACTATAGATGCTTTAAGCAGTTCTAATACAACGAACTTTATATCCACAGGATATCCAGATGCTTATTTATATGGTGCTTTAAAACATGCTTCTATCTATCTAATGGAAGATGAAAGAGTGCCGTTATTTACAGCACAATTTGAAAAGGCATTAGAAGAGATGAGAATGGAACAAGAGAAAGCAGAGTTTGGCAAAGGATCTCTAATGCAAAGAAGAAGAACTTATGGCAAGTCTGGTAAAAACATTTATTATTGGAATAATAATTAGGAGACAATATGGCTGGATTTAGTGATTACTTAGAAGATAAAGTATTAGACCATGTATTTGGTGGTAATGCTTATACAGCACCAGGAACATTGTATGTTGCTTTATATACTGTAGCACCTACAGATACAGGTGGTGGTACCGAAGTAACTGGCGGTTCTTATGCAAGACAAACTGCTGCATTTACCGTATCTGGTACTAACCCAACTGAAGCAACCAATTCAGCAGCTATTGAATACCCAACAGCTACAGCAGACTATGGTACAGTCGTTGCAGTTGGTATTTTAGATGCTTCATCATCTGGTAATCTTTTAGCTTACGCAAACTTAACAACATCCAAAACTGTAAGCACAGGAGATGTATTTAGATTTGACGCTGGCGATTTAGATATAACATTGGCTTAATATCATGGCCTCAGTAGGCTATGGTTATGGTGGCTATGGGAAGTCTCATTACGGACAACCTGTTTTTCAATTTGGCGATGCCACCATACAATCAACATCAGGATTTTCTGCTGAATCATCTGTAAAAAGATTTGGTTCAGCAACCATTACATCAACTTCAGACGTTATAGCAGTTGGCGTTATTATCAAGCTTGGTGCTTCTACCCTAGCACAAACATCTAACTTTACTGGTAATGGAGAGGTAGTTAAATTTGCCTCATCTGTTATAAGTTCAGTATCAGGCTTTAGTGCAATAGGTAGACAAATAGATCGCGGACAAGCGGTTATTAGTGCAGTATCTAGTGCTACAGCTACTGGTAAACAAATAGATAGAGGTAGTGCAACTATATCAGCAGTATCTGGATTTGATGCTATAGGCACGCAAATAGACTTAGGTTCTGCAACAATAGCAGCTACATCTAGTGTAACCGCAGTACCAACCAAACTAATACCAGGCGCATCAATAATAACTGCATCAAGCAGTATGACTGCTACTGGTACACAAATAGATAAAGCTTTAGCAACTATTGCAGTTGTATCAGGATTTACAGCTACTGGTAGATTTACTATTGCTGCTTCAGCTACATTAGCTGGTGTAAGTGGCTTTGATGCAGACGGTAGACAGATAGACAGAGGTGCATCTGTAATTGCACAAACAAGTGGATTTAATGCTATTGGTAGTCTAAAATGGGAAGATATAATTGTTCCTGATGAAACATGGACAGAACAAGATATAATAGCCGATACCTGGACAAACCAAGCGAATCCAGATACATCATGGACAGATTTACAAACAAGTACAACATGGGAAAATCAGTCTAACCCATCGACTACTTGGAATGAATTAGGCGAACAAGACGCAGCTTAAAGGAATTTTTTTATGGCAGATACATTTACAACGAATTTAAACTTAACCAAACCAGAAGTAGGCGCATCTACTGATACTTGGGGAACAAAGCTAAACGCTGACCTCGATACTGTTGACGGATTATTTAGTGCTACTGGTACTTCAGTAGCTATGAACCTAGACGGAGCAGTAATAGATAGCTCTGTCATTGGTGGCACTACAGCAGCCGCAGGATCATTCACAACTTTATCAGCAAGTACATCTATAACAGGAACACTAGCTACAGCTGCACAAACAAATATAACTAGCGTAGGTGCATTAAATGGCGGATCTATAACATCAGGCTTTGGCAGTATTAATGTTGGTTCTTCTGCAATTACTACAACAGGCACCGTTACTGGTAACACTTTAGCAGGAACTTTATCAACAGCATCTCAACCTAATATTACAAGCGTTGGAAATCTTACAGATTTAGACGTTAGAGGTGATACAGCTAGAATACAAATAAGAACTAACATTGTAAATGATACTGAACTATATTTTTGGACAAGAAATTCAGCAAATACTGCAATTCATCAAAGTTCTATTAAAGGTATTATTGATGGCGGTATGGCTTTTGGAACCAATAACACAACTAATACAGACACAACTGAGCGACTCAGAATTTCGTCTACTGGTTTGGTTGGAATTGGCACGAGTAGTCCTGATGGAAATTTACATATTTTTTCAGGCTCTGCTGGTACAGTTTCAGCAGCAAGTGATGCAAATGAATTAGTTTTAGAGGGAACTAGTAATGTTGGTATGACTTTTCTAAGTGACAATTCTTCTGTTGCTAGAATTAGATTTGGTGATGCAGATTCAAATGCTAGAGGTAATATATTTTATAACCACAACTCAGATTCATTTGGATTCCAAACAGCAGGTTCTACTAAATTAACATTAACACAAAATGGTGAATTAGGCATAGGTACTACAAATCCATCAGATTTACTAGATGTTAGAGGAGATGGTGCTGATACTTATATTAGAGTAGGTTCTGATACTGCTGCTGGTAATGATGCAGCAAGAATAGGAAAGATAGATAGCAGTACAGATTTTGTTATACAGTCTTCTTTAGGTACAACTTCTTCTAATACTATATTTAAAAGAAATTCATCAGTAGAGACAGTAAGAATAGATTCTTCAGGCAACGTTGGAATTGGAACTGATAGTCCTGATACCATCATGGAAATTGTTGGTGCTGACCCAATATTAACAATAAGAGATACAGATACTGGACAAAGTACAGCAAATGCTAGAATTAGATTTGCAGAATCAGCAGGTGGTGGTGATACTTTAGACAATTATTGGGATGTGGGACTAGAACCAACACAATCATTAACTTTTTCAAAAAACGGTACAGAATATGCAAGGTTTAGTGCAAATGGCAATCTTGGAATTGGAACGAGTAGTCCTTCAGCTAAATTAGAAGTTATACATGGAAATGTATCTCAGGGTAATGGAGTTTCTTTTGGTAGAACCGCTAGTCAGTCTTGGGATTTTTGGGGCGATAGTGGTGCAAATGTTTTATATTCAAAAGGTAATTTTGCAATTATTGGTACATCAGACAGTCAAGACTTATCGTTCAGAACTAATAATACTGACAGGATGAGACTGGATACCTCAGGCAACTTGTTGGTGGGTACTACAAGCAATGGAGCATCTTCAAATCTAGTAGTTGGTGGGGGTGGTTTTTCAGTTCAATCAAGCGGTAATGGCAATAGAAATATGCAAGTCAACCAAGTTTCAAATGAAAACTTTAATGGTGCTGGTACTGCTGTTTATTTAGGCAAAAATGGCACAACAGGTCGTTCAATTAACGCTGGTGGAACTATAAACGCTTCAGGTGCAGACTACGCCGAATACATGAAAAAAGCTGATACTTGTGGAACTATAGCTAAAGGTGATGTTTCTGGTGTAGATTCTAATGGCAAATTAACAGATGTGTTTGCAGATGCTCTATCTTTTGTAATCAAATCAACCAACCCATCTTATGTTGGTGGCGATACTTGGGGTAATGTAGACCTAGGATTAACAGAAGAACAAACAGAAACAGAAAGACAAAAATACGACAGAATTGCATTTAGTGGTCAAGTACCAGTAAATATAACAGGTTCATTTAATGTGGGTGACTATGTTTATCCTCAAGCAAATGGAACTGATATAGAGTGTGTTGCTAAATCAAGTCCTACCTTTGAAGAATATCAATTATGTGTAGGAAAGATATGGGCAACAGAAGATGATGGTAGACCTCTAGTTGCAGTAAAAATAGGGTAAATAATGAAAGCTATACAAGAACAACAAGCACAGATTGAAGCCTTACAATCTGAAATTAACTTACTTAAAGGAGAATAATTATGGCAAATACATACACATGGGATTGTAAAACAGTTGATGTTTACCCTGAATTTGAAAGCAATAGTGATGTTGTTTACAACGTACACTGGCGATTAAACGCAGTAAGCGACCAACAAGACGCTGAAGGTAATGATTACACAGCTACAATTTATAGCACACAAGGATTAACAGTAGATGATATTGGTTCTTTTATACCCTTTGCAGACCTTACTAATGACACAGTAACTGGTTGGGTTACAACTGCAATGGGTGACGAGGAAGTCGCTAATCTAAAAACTGGATTAGATGAACAAATCGCATTACTGATTACACCAACATCCGTTACTAAAACTATAGGTTAAATATGGCACTATTGCCTGTAACTCCGCCAGCTGGCATAGTCAAAAACGGTACAGACTATGCTAACAAAGGTCGTTGGGTTGACGGCAATCTCGTGCGTTTTGAAAACGGATATCTCAAACCGATCGGCGGTTGGTCAAAACTAAGAAGTACAGCACTAGATGGTGAGCCTATAGGTATGTATGCCTATAAGGACAACTTAGGTGCATCTGTTTTAGCTGTTGGTACAAGACAAAAGGTATATGTCTTATACGACAATACCTGGACTGATATAACACCAGTTGGTTTTGTAAACGATGCTGATAACGATCCTCTTGGTTACGGTGCATACCACTATAACGTAGAAGATTATGGTGACGCTAGAAGTCAATCTGGACTACCTCTTGACTCAGGTCATTTCTCCTTTGATAACTGGGGTGAGGATTTAATCTTTTGTTTTTCTGGTGATGGCAAGATATACAAGTGGAGGCCAGTTTCAGGCGGAACAGCTGATACCATAGGTACAGTTGTAACAAACGCTCCTACAGGCTGTCAGGCTGTCCTAGTGACCAATGAAAGGCATTTAGTTGCTATTGGTTCAGGTGGGGATCCTAGAAAAATATCTTGGAGCGATAGAGAAGATAGAAACACTTGGACATCTAAAGCTACTAATACAGCAGGTGATGTGCAAATACCAACAGGTGGTAGAGCATTATTAGCAGTTAAATATCAAAACGATGTCATAGTTTTTAGTGATACTGGTATTGATAGAATGAGCTATGTAGGCTCACCTTTTGTCTATGGTATAACCGCAGCAGGTGCAAACTGTAAAGCAGTAAGTAGAAGATCAGTAGTGCAAACAGGAAACTTTTTAGCGTGGATGGGTGAAAACTCATTCTTTGTTTACGATGGCACTGTAAGAGAAATCAAATGCGATGTGCATGATTATGTATACGACCAACTAAACGTACCAGGAAGGAAAGCATGTTGGGGTGGACATAACTCTAACTTTAACGAAATATGGTGGGGTTTTCCAAGCGGTGATGGTATATATAGACCAAACAAATATGTTATCTGGAACTACTTAGAAAACACTTGGTCTATAGGTGAATTAGACAGAGGTTGTTGGATTGACCAAGGTGCGTTTGACTTCCCAATAGCAGGTGATTCATCTGGTTTTATTTACGAACACGAATCAACCACATTATCTAACTCACCAAACTTAAATAGTGATGTGCCGTTCTGCACAAGTGGTCCAATAGAATTAGGTAATGGTGATAACTATGTACAATGTAATCAGATTATTCCAGATGAAGAAGCAAACACATTACCAGGTGTAACAATAAGTTTTAAAGGTAAGTTTACCCCTCTAGGTAGCGAGACAGACTTTGGTAGTTTTACCTTTGAGAATGATGGATATACCGATGCTAGATTTACAGCAAGACAAGTACAAATGACTGTAACAGGTAGCACAACACAAGATTTCCAAGTTGGTAATATTAGACTTAATTTGAGAAACAGAGGTAGAAGATAATGGATTTATCCTCACAAAGACAATATATACAGCGTGCAATTAATGTTAAATATTCTTTTTCAGCTACAACACAACAAACCATATATACTGCACCAACTGGTGATGATTTTACTTTTGCTATTATAAAAGGTTTTTTAGCTTGCGATCATGGTAATCAGCAAACCAATTTAGATGTATCTATAACCGATACAGGCTCTAATGAGTTTTTTATTTATAAACAACATAATATAGCAGCACAAGCTACTGAAGAGTTGCAAACCAATGCAGGAATCGTATTACAACAAGGTGAAATATTAAAAGCACAAGTAAACCATGCAAACATACATTTAGTTTTAAGCATTATAGAGTATGGAAAAGGCGACTAATACAGTAGTTGAATTACACCCAGAGGTTGTACAAGAGCCTTGGGAAATTGAATGGGAAAGATGTAAGCCATGGCTTGAAAAAGCTATGAAATACCAAGATACCTATACAATCGATGATATAGAAGATAAAATAAGAAATGGTATAGCTCTTTTATGGCCAGGTAAAAAATCAGCTATGGTTACAGAGATAATACCTTTTCCGCAAATGCTATCAATGAATATATTGGTGTTTGCAGGAAACTTTAAAGAATTTGAAGAAATGTTTAAACATATAGAAACATTTGCAAGAGAATCTGGCGTCAAACGATTATATGGTGGCGGCAGAAAAGGTTGGATTAGAAAAGCAAAACACTTAGGCATAAAACAAGAAGTGTTATTAAGTAAAGATTTATAGGAGATAATATGCCACAAGCATTACCAGTTATAGCAGGAGTAGGACAAGCAGCTGCTGCTGTAGGCGCAGTTAAAAGTTTAACTGGTGGCGGAGGTTCGGCTGCTGGACAAACAACAACCACACAACAAGTTGATCCGCAAACACAAGCAATGCAACAAGACCTATATCGTAGGTCGCAACAAATTGCTCAACAACCTTTTGTACCTTACACAGGACCAATGGTTGCTGGTTTTTCTCCAGATCAACTGCGACAGTTTCAAGCTACTAGAGGTATGTTTGAATCTGGTATGGGTTATGACCCAACCAAAGCCTTACAAGGTATGGCACAAGAACAGTTTAAGCCTACCATACAACCTGTCACTGGTTTTGAAGCACCAACAATAGAGGCAACACAAGCTCCTGGTGCGGCACAAATACAAGCAACACCTACTTTTGGTGGCGCACAGATAGGTCCTGTAGCAGGTCCAACATCTGCACAAATAACTTCAGTAGCTGGACCAACAGCTGCAAGAATAGAACAATCACCCCTTTTTGGTGGAGCGCAAATTCAATCATTGGTAGGGCCAACAGCTGCGCAAATTGGTCAAGTATCTACACCACAATTTCAAGGTTTACTAGGTCAAGACATAGGTGCATATCAATCTCCATATCAACAACAAGTTATAGATACAGCTATGCAGGATATACAGCGACAAGCTGATATAGCGCGTGGCGGAGCGCAGGATAGAGCAATTAGAGCAGGTGCTTTCGGTGGTTCAAGATCTGCATTAATAGAATCTGAATCACAAAGACCTTATGTAGAACAAATGGCTAAAACAGCTGCTGGTTTAAGACAAGCAGGCTTTGAGCAAGCACAAAGGGCAGCACAAGCTGACCTAGCAAGACAACAACAATTAGGTATATTTGGTGCTGGTCAAGAACAACAACTTGCACTACAACAGGCTCAGTTACAGCAACAAGCAGGATTAACTGGTTTTGAAGCAGAGCAACAAAGAGCAGTTCAACAAGCTCAACTGCAACAACAAGCAGGTTTAGCAGGACAAGATGTCGAGTCAAGACGAGCATTACAGCAAGCACAGTTACAGCAACAGGCTGGGTTGACAGGTACAGAATTAGAACAACAAAGAGCCTTGCAACAAGCTCAACTACAACAGCAAGCTGGATTAATGGGTACCGAGCTAGAACAACAAAGAGCATTACAACAAGCTCAATTTGGTCAGCAAGCAGGTCTTGCAGGTCAAGACATTGCAGCTCAGAGAGCTTTACAACAGGCGCAGCTTGGTCAACAAGCAGGTATCTTTGGTGCAGAACTAGGACAGCAAAGACGTATGCAACAGGCACAGCTACAACAACAAAGACAGTTAGCTGGTTTAGACATTGCTGGTAGAGCTGCATTAACACAACCACAATTAGAGATGCAGGCAAGACAACAAAGAGCAGGCTTGCTAGGTGGTTTACAGACAAGTCAATTGCAAAGTCTTGGTTTGCTAGGTGGTATAGGACAACAACAGCAAGGACTACAACAAAGAGCAATCGATGCACAAAGAGGCGAGTTCCAAAGAGCGTTAGCTTATCCTGGACAACAACTTGGTTTACTAGCAACTGGTGTAAGTGGAGTGCAACCAACAGTTACAAGAACTGGTGGATATGATCCTAGTGGATTAGAAAAGTTCCAAGCTGGTTTGGGTCTTTTAAATACAGCACAACCAATATTTAGTAATTTATTTTCTGCACAGCAACCGCCACAAATTAATATGCCTCAAACCCTACCAGGCTCAGGCGGCTACCCAATAGGATAAAGATATGGCAATAGGAGATTTTTTTTCAGGTTTAGGTCAAAGAGTAGGCAGAGGTCTAACAGCTGTTGGTGGCTATGACCCTATGCAACAAGTATCACCAGAAGAGGCTGAAAGACGCAGACAAGAAGGTATGCAGTCTTTACAAAGAAGTTTAGGTAGAGCAACCGCCATATTATCTGGTGATCCTAAAAGGATGCAGTTAGCTGAACAACAAACGCAACAAGCAAAACAAGATAGGTTGTTACAAGAACTTGGACAAGACCCAAGATATGCTGAACAGATTAAATTATTAAGAGCTGGTTTAGACCCTAGATCGTTTGCTCCTAAAGTAACTAAAGGGCCATCTTCCTATGAAGAATATATAAGAACAGACTCAACACCTACTGAAGCAGAATATCTTGCATTTTTAGAAAGACAAAAAAAAGCAGGAGCTTCTACTACAACAGTACAACTGCCAAAAGAAGAAGAGGAATATATTAAATCTCTAGCTAAACTTGGAGAAACAGATATTACAGAGTCCAGAAAAATTGCAACAACAAGCAGAGAGCTAATACCAAGATTGCAAACAGCGCAAATATTATTACAAAATCCAGACTTTGTAACAGGTCCATTAACAGAAAAGTTTTTACCTTTAAAGAAACTTTACAATGATTTGACAGGTCAAGATCAAACAGAAGTAAGTGGACAAGAGCTATTTCAAGCTCTAGCCAACTATACAGTACCTAGAATGAGGCCTCCTGGATCTGGTGCAACTTCAGACTTTGAAGCTAATTTATTTTCAACAGCAACTATAGGATTGGGTAAATCAAAAGAATCTAACGAATTGTTGGTTGCAACAATGATTCAGCAAGCAAAAAGAGAGCAAAAATTATTAAAAGAAAAAGAAAAATATTTTTTGAAAAATAAAGGTAACACAGTTGGTTTTGAACAATACCTAGAAGAAAATAATTTAGTACCTCCTTTATATCAGCAGATTAATTTACAAAGCCAAGACATTGGTGAATTTTATGACAAAGGATTGATTAGAAATGGTGAAGCTTATATTGATATGACAAATCCAAATTTCCCAAAACTAACGGTCTTTAGAATAGCGGATTTTGACTAATGGCAAACTATAAAGGAAAAAAATATACACCAAATAAATCTGTCGTAGATAGATCTAAAATAGGTGGATTTAAAGATATTGTAAGATCTGCACTAGGACAAGGCTTGGCTTTTGGTTTCGGAGACGAGGTTGAAGCTTTTACAAGATCGTTAGCCAGCGATAAAGATTACGATGATATAGTTGAAGAAATCCGTGCAGAAATTGAATTATTTAGAAAAGAAAAACCAGCTTTAGCTTATGGCTCTGAAATAGCTGGCGGTGTTCTTACTGGTGGTTTAGGAGTTGGAAGAACAGCATTAGGAACAGCAGGAAGAAGTGCTTTAACTGGCGGAGCTTATGGCGTGGGTATGGCAGAAGGTCCAGTTGAAGAAAGACTAAAATCAGGTGCTGTTAGCGCAGGTTTATCTGGTATTGCTGGTCCTGTTTTACAAAAAGTATTACCAACAAAGACTCCACAGGCAAAAGAATTAATGGAAGAAGGTGTTGAGCTTACTCCAGGTCAAGCTATGGGAGGTGCAGAAGGAAGTGTTATAGGAAAAGGTTTACAAAGATTAGAAGAAACTGCTACATCTATACCAATGCTAGGAACTGGTGAAGCTTTACAAAGATCAAAAGAGACTTTTAATATGGCTGTTTATAATAGAGCGTTAGATAAAATTGGTTATCAAATGCCTAAAAATATAAACATAGATGACGCACCAAAAGTTTTTCAAAAAACCATATTAGATAGATTGAATCAAACCGTTTCTACTTTAAAGGTTAAAAACATTCCAGAGTTACAACAAAATATTAATAATGTTTTACTGGATAGCCCATTAACAAAAACAGAAATCAAAGCAATAAACAACAAATTAAATAAAATGATTTTTGAAAAAAGTAAAAGAAAAACTGTTAGCGGCCAATTAGCTGGTAAAGATCTACAAAAAGCAGATTCATATTTAAACAAACAAGCCAGGAATTATTCTACAAGCACAGACGCAGCACAAAGAGAGATAGGCGATGTATATTCTGATATCTATAGTGTTTTCTCAGACCATTTAATAAAAAATAATCCGCAATCAATAGTAAAGAATTATAAAAATGCAAAAAATGCTTATGCTGATTTATTAACAATATCAAAGGCTGGCACAGTGGCAGCTGGTGATTCTGTATTTACACCAAAACAATTATTGAGACAGTCCAGAGCATTAGATCCAACATCTGCAAAAAGAAAAAGTTTCACTGGTGAAGGAAGATTGCAGGATATTGGAAGACTTGGTGAAGATGTTCTCGGTAGAGAGATACCAGAATCAGGAACAATACCTAGGTTTTTAACATCTTCAGCCGCACTTGGCGGTCTTGGTGCTGTAGATCCTTTATCTGCTGGCATTTCAGCTCTAACTCTTGGTAGTTACCAAAGTCCTTTATCTCAAAGATTGTTATTAGAATCATTAAGCACAGGATCACAAGCGGCACAAAGAGCAGCTCCTTTAGCAACTACTGAATTTTTGAATCCCTTGACGCAATAACCCCATGCCACGCCAATCAGAAAGAGTTGGCCGATCTGGAGAATACTTAGTAGCCTCGCTACTTTCTTTACACGCAGACACTGTAATGATAGTTCCACACAGCGCGGAGGCAGACATTATCTTTGACGTTGATCACACGCTATATAAATGCCAGGTTAAAACACAATCAAAAATACAAAGCTGTAGAGTGTCATGGACATATGACTTTAGGCGCGGTGCCTATACCAAAGAAAGATTCTATACAGAAAATGCCATAGATGTTTATGCCTTGGTTGCTTTAAAACATCAAACAGTTCAGTTTATGTTTCCAGAAGGTCTAAAGCAGATAAGTTTTAAAGACGAGGATGTTCAAGCGTGGGACACTCTAGAGAATACCAAAAACCTATTTAAAGAGCTTCGATGTCAACAGACACTTTAGGTTTTTCGTAATACTTCACAGAGTTCATACCTAAAGATATTAGATACTCAGCCACCTGATGTGGTGATTTCTGTTGGTTCTCACAAAAATCCTTAAACTTTTTAGCAAGATGTTTGTTTATATATACAGGCTTTCTTCCGTTCCTTTCGTTTAAGATACGATCATCAAACTCATATAAATTCATAGCTACCTCCTTGGTAAAGTCCTATAACTCCTCGTAATATTTAACTAACTCGTTTAAATACCATTGACATTTTTTTAAGTCCTGAATGTTCTCTTCTATATATTTATCCTTATGTCTATATAAATACTTCCAGATATTACCTTCTAAATAAGCCGCATATCCTTTTGAACCAACTCTATCTCTTATTAGGTCTATACATTCCACTATTCCCTGGTAATGCTCTGGCCTGTTTACCATGTCTGGTTTTATATCAGCAATTTTATTTTTGCTGTTTTTACCAGCTTGATCCCATTCTTCTTTTCTTATATCGTCTATCGACATATTTTCACTCCTTTTTGTAATTAACTGTTGTATTCAAGTACATTTGCATATATATTATAACAAATCAAAACAAAAAGGGAGATTAAATGGAAAAAGATAAAATCTTTTTAGATACTAAGCAACTCGCTCAAAGATGGAGAAGATCTCCAAGAACCATAGAGGGCTGGCGTGCAAAGAAAACAGGGCCAGACTATTTAAACCTAAATGGTAAAATTGTATATGATATTGACGAAATCATAGAGGCAGAAGCAGAAGCAAGGGTATCACATGAAACACGCCAAACTTAGTCCATCAGCTGCTGAAAAATGGACCAATTGTCCAGGCATGCCTACGCTTGCAGCAAAAGTTGATTATCAAGTTGGATTACCTGCCGCTGTTGGTACTTTAATTCACAACATGACAGAACAACTATTAAAAGGATTTTTAGTTGATGTCACACTTGAAGATTATTGGCTTGGTAAAAAAGAATATGTAGAAGATTTTGAAATAACAGTAGACCAAGACATGATTGATTGCGCAAAGATTTATGTGGAATATGTGCAAGAGAGAGCTAAAAGATTAAACGGCAAACTATTAGTAGAACAAAAAGTTAGATGCCAAGAAATATCAGAAGATTTATATGGTTATGCAGACGCACTAATAATTACTCCACATAAAATGTGCGTTATAGATTTAAAAACAGGTAAATATCCTGTCAGTCCAGAACACAACAAACAAGCCATGATATATGCAGTTGGTGCATTATCTCGTTATGGCAATGAAGATACTGAAGTAGAAATTACAATTGTCCAGCCACGCGCAACATGGGGTGGCGGACCTATCAAGACATGGAACACCACCGCAGAGTTTCTGGTGGATTGGGCCTACGATTTCTTACAGCCGTGCGTGGAAGCATGCTTGGAGGAAAACCCTGTATACGTCTATGGGGATCATTGTCGCTTTTGCAACGCAAGAAGCATCTGCGATTTATATAAACAATATAACAAAGGAGAAACTAATGAGTGAAAATAGTGAAACCAAAAACGTTGATGAACCAACGATTAAGTTTGCGGATGATGGCAAAGAACATAAGATTAATGAAATGCCAGATAATGCAAAAGAATTGATGGTTCGTTGGCAGGAAAAGAAACAAATCAGAGATGACTTTATTATAAAAGCTAATAATGATATTGATGATTTAAATACCTTACTTGGTTCTTATGAGGCTCGTATGAAAAACATATTAGAGCCAATAGAAGAAAAAAAGATTGAGGTGACCAAATGAGTCTAGCTGATATAAGAAAAAAATCCGTACAAAAGCCACCAAGAATAATAGTTCATGGTGAGGCAGCTGTAGGTAAAACATACTTAGCATCGCAGACAAAAAATCCAATCATGTTGGATGTTGAAGATGGTCTAGGTAAAATACAAATGGATAACATACCATGTAAATCTTATGCAGATGTCATGGAAAATCTTGATGAGCTTGCAGCTGAAGAACACGAATACAAAACTGTTTGTATTGATTCTTTGGATTGGTTTGAGAGATTACTATGGGAAAAAGTTTGTGCAGATAATAACTGGGCTTCCATTGATCAACCAAGCTACGGAAAGGGCTATGCCGAAACATTGAGGTACTGGGGTCAGTACATAGAAAAACTTAACAAACTAAGAGACAAAGGAATGATGATATTCCAGATATGTCATAGTGAGGTAAGAAAAGTGGAAGATCCACGAATCGAAGCTTACGATAGATATTCTCTTAAACTCCATAAGAAAGCTTCAGCTTTATTGCTGGAACATTCAGATGCTTGTTTTTTTGCAGCTAAGAAGTTAGGTACTATTAAAGTACAGGGTAAAAGTGGTATGACTACTAAAACTGTATCTGGAGATAGAATTATTTATCCAAACAACGACCCAGCGTATCTTGCAAAAAACAGATATAACTTACCAGATGAGTTGCCAATGGACTGGAACGCAATCCGTGAGGAGATGTTGAAGTGATTGATACTAAAGAACTTAACGAACACTTTTGTGATGATGATGAACCACAATACGATGAAGATGGATTTTGTCGTCATTGTGGCGAATCACAAAATGATTGTTCAGAATATAAATGTTGGATTTAACAAGGAGTAAAAAATGGATTTAACAAAATATGATTTTGATAACACAGATTCTGGTTCAGAATCACAAGCGAAGATTGAGCCTGGTGTTCATACTTTAAACTTTGATGGATATGAGGTTGTAACTGGTAGAAATAACTGGGAAGCAATCAAAGTATTCTTTACTGTTGGTAGTTCAACGTTCAGAATTAATCATGCTTTTACAGTAGGACATGATAATCCAGATGTTGTTAGACGTGGCAAACATTCATTTAAAGCCATGGCAACTGCAATGGGTTTAGGCTCATTAACATCTATGGATAAGTTCATGGATAGGTCAGTCGTAGCTCCAGTAATAATGGACAACGATGACAAGTATATGGTCATTGATGAAAACTTTGGTAAGAACTGGCAACCTGCAACTGAATCTGCTGCAAAGCCAAAACCAAAAGTTGAAGATGATAATATTAAAACTGGTCCGTCAGATTCTGACTTAGCAGCAATGGGAACAACGGTTGCGAGCGAGGATGATGCACCATTTTAATTTTAATGGTAAAAACAGGCCCACTCTTTGCGGATATTGTAAAAATCCGAGTGGGCCACTACTTTACAAAGACGGAGACTATTGGTTAGGTGCGTGCAGTATGGATCATTTAAAAAAGATTAAAGAAGGTAAAAGGTTACCTAACAAAGCACAACTCAATGACGAAGGTGTTGAATACTCCATAGCACAAACCAAAGATATATACTTAGAATTATCCAGAGAAGAAGGTAATCAAGCATTACACAAGTGGGATAGGGATAAGAGAAAAAAAGTTTTTACTTCTATAGTAAGACAATATTTAAACTGGGCTAATGCAATAGCTCAACAAGACGATGAAAGGGCAAAACATGGATCTGACGAAATACTTTCCAGAAGGAAATAATTTAGAACAAAACAAACCAAAAGATACAAGCGATTTAATTAATGAAATGCAATCACAAGGGTTGCGAATAGATCATCTACACATAACAGGTGAAATAGTAAGAGTACCAGTTAATGAAATGGCTGGTATAAAAGCTGACTCTGGTGGCCAGAGATCTGGTTATTATGTCGTTAATGAACTTAACGGTAATTACTTTGCAACCTTTGGCAATTGGAAAACAAGCTTTGAGGGTAAATGGTCTAGCGTTAATCATCAAGCTATGACAACTCAACAAAGAGAAGATTTACAAAGTCAATTGCAGGAGGCTAAGGAAAGGTCCGAAGAAGCTAAAAAACAAAGGAACAACGAAGTGGCCGATAAAGTTAAGGGTTGGCTCGAATCTTACGCGAATGTTGTTGAACATGAATATCTCACAAATAAAAAAATTAAAAACTATGGGTTAAAGCAACACCAGGATTCCTTGGTTTGCGGTGTGTATTCTACAACAGGAGACATACGTTCTCTACAATATATTGATAAAAAAGGTCAAAAAAAATTCGTTTCTAATTCAGAAATAAAAGGAAACATATTTCTTATTGGAGCTGACATAAAAGACATACCCAAATTAGATAAAATTATATTAGCAGAAGGTTATTCAACCTCTGCAAGTATTTATGAAGCAACCCAGATTCCTGTAGCTTGCGTATTTTCTGCCAATTTCGTCATGGCAGTAGCCCTTCAAATACGCAGGCTTTCAGGTGCTAGAATTATAATTGCGTTAGACAATGACGAAAGCGGAGTTGGTGAAAAGAAGGCACAGGAGTGTGTGCAAGCGGTAACCAATTCATGCGTGCGTTTGCCGAGCGAGCGTGGAGATTATAATGACTTATATTTAAAACATGGTTTAGATAAGGTGAGGCAAGAACTCACTGAATCTAAATTTAATATTAAAAAGTATGCAATTCGTAACTTAGTAGAAAAACCAGAACCACAAAAGTTTTTAGTTGAATCATTTATCCCACTTGCTAAACCAGGAATATTAGCTAGTTCAGGTGGAGTTGGAAAGTCTTTATCTTTACTACAACTTGCTTTGGCAATTGCAAAAGGTGGTACCTGGTGGGGTAAACCAATAAACGAGCATGGATCTTCAGTGGTCTTTTGCGCTGAGGATGACCTGGTAGAGGTTCACAATAGAATTGATATGCTGGATCCACTTGGAGAAAGGTTTAGACATAACAATGATGTTTATGTATTTCCTGTACCAGATCAAAAAGAACCGTTGATATTATTAAGAGAAGAAGGAATTACTGAACAAGCACAACAAATAGTAGAAGAGCTTAAAACCATAGACAACTTAAAGCTTGTAGCTTTTGATCCACTCCAGGCATTTACAACAGCTAGTGTTTCACAAAGTAATGAAGCTGGTCAGCTCTGGGGATCTTATTGTGCAATGATTAGTGCCAACATTGGTTGTACTACTTTGACCACTCACCATATTAATAAACAAGCAATAAGTAATGATAGTGATGATCCTTATTCTCATAAGAGCGACATCAGAGGCGCATCGAGCATCACGGACTCAGTACGTTTTGCAATCTCGATGTGGGTACCAAGTGAATCAGATGCTGAACAACTCTGCGCACAGGCGAATATACCATACGATAGATTGGGTGTGGTTAAGGCTGCATTAGTTAAATCTAACTCTGGTAATGTGGATTATGGTGTACAAACTTTAATACGAAAAGATGGAATTTTAGAGCCGATTGAGTCGTTACCAAGGACAGATTATGAAATCAACTTTTAGCAAACATGCGACAAAACTGGTACCTGCTTGCGACAAAAGTGGTACCTACTATAGACAACTTGTCGCATATATCCATAGCATACCATGCTATAGGATGGGTCAAACGCTGGAGGCGTTTTCCCCTCCACGCAAGCAAGAGAGGAAGAGAGAAAAAATACGCGCGTGCGTGCAAGCGAGTCATGGATGATTAGAAAGTTTGATAGAAAGAATAAAGATTTCTGGTGGGTGGTTCCAATAGAAGTTCCCAAGCTACATCGAAGTGCATTAGTTCCATTAGCATGCGTGAGTGATAATTATATGAAGATGCGTTCATGCGTGTGGAAGATCTACAGGCGTGAATGTGGGCGTGAAGATTTAAGCGTGAGTGCGAAGCTTTTACTCTGGGCAGTATGTGAGAGGTATCGATTTGAGACGTTTAGTTCTCACGATGCAGTTAGTTATTATTGTAAGATGATTGGTGTTAGCAGACGAACTGCTGGTAGGGCCATGAAAGAGTTGATAGAGAGTGAGGTTGTCTGGTGCGTGCTTGAAGGCGTGGAGGGTAGGTTGAGGAAGAGTCAGGCGAGTGGTAAGAAACATTATCTTTTGGTTGGTTTAGCTTACGAGATATTTAAGGAGAGCTAAGACATACCTGGAGAGGAGTGAAAGGGGGATCGTGGTCTATAGATACGCCTAAGCTCTGTAAATTCATTATAAGGGTAAATGGGGATTCTACCTAGCGTTTTTGATTTTAATAAAAATGCTTATTACCTTGGAGTTTTTCCAACAGGTTATGACAAACCTTTAACTCTCCAGCTGTTCTATGGATATTGTCTATTTCATCAATATTTCCACCATGATATGGATTTTCTATGCCATGGTATTTTTTATAATGATCAAGCTCTGATCTTGTGTCGTTTGCATAACATTGCATAGCATTGGTTATTACTTCCCACTGTCTCTTTGTAAGTTCTAATTTCAACATAATAATCCCTCCGTAAAATTATATTGTATACGCATTTCTACTTATGGTCAAATGTTTTTATTAAGGGGACCAGCGAGAGACTTATAGGGGGGTTGTCATTTACGGAGGGTAATGACGCTCTCGCTAGTCAAACTTATTGCTTTCGGTCGATTATCACAATCGCTAAAGATGTGAGTAGTAGCATGAGTGCGAATACTCCAGATAGCGATAGTAGTATTTTGATAATCAGTTCAAGCATTAAATATATTTGGTTATGGTTGTATAAACAATTTTATTCTCTTTTAACATTTTTTCAACATGGTTGTTGATGTCATTTATGCTTGGGTTACCTGGCATTTCAAATTCAATTGTTACTTCGGTTATTTGTTTCTTGTCGCGCTTTTTGAAGATGCTATCCCAATTGTTTCGTATCTTGTTTATATCTTCTATGCGTCTGCCTGATCCTTTGCCTGTCATTTTTTACTCCTATACTGTATTCATGTCAAAAAATATAAACTCAGCTATAAAAAATATAATTTCGTCTCGGTCATCATCTGGACTCAGGCCGTAATTATTAGCTACTGAATTTATTTCATCATCAATTAAACCTTTTCTATCTTGTTCTGTTAATTGGTAATGTATGTTTTCTAATTGTTCTTCATTGTGTAAGTTGCTCATACTGGTTTCCTAAATAAATAGAACAATGCTTTTAGTTGTTCTTTGGTTAAATGTCTAAGGTGTTTTGGAATATTGTTTCTGTCCATTCTAAGCCTCTACCTTGCCATCTTTTGTTATGTAGGCTATGTGCATATCATTTTCATCACGAAGCAAATATCCGCCCTCTCCTGTTGCTTTAGAGTGTGTTCTTGAAATGTTAGGTAATTGTGTACCAAATCCTCTGTCTCTATAGTGAGCTGAATATTTACCAAAAGCTGTATCAAAATTCATAATCTTTGCCTCCTATCTCTTGCTACTTTGTTGTTATGGTCCCTAACCATTTGAATGTCTGGTTGTATATCTTCCAGAATTATTTTTCTAACTTCACTAACTTTAAGTCCATTTAGATCTTTGGTTATAATCTGAATGTCTCTTAGTTTTGGAATCCATGTTCTGTGAAATTGTTTTTCCTGGCAATCTAAGTTGTAGCACCAGTCAACGATGTTTCCATTTATGTTTATTGAAAATATCATTTGTTCTTGTCTTTAATGATTAATGCAACTGCATAAAGGCATATCGCCATGAACATTAATATTGGTAATACTTGATAGTCCATAATTTTTTACTCCTTGTTACTTGGTTTTCCGTTAGGAAATGTTAATGCTTCGCTAAATATCTTCCAGTCATCTGGAGTCATAGCTATCTCTGCTTTCTTTGGATCTACGTTGTCTTTGAGTCCATACTTCCTTCTCATTTTTCCAAGGATGCTTTTATGTGATTTATTTTTTAAAGCCATTACGCTACCTCCAGTTCATTTTCTGCCCAGGGGTTTGGTCCGTTACCATCTTCCCACTTCACATCATAGCCAAAGTCACAATAGTATCTGTCTCTTACCGCGACTCTGATTTGGCCTTCATTCTCAAACGTATCTGCATGAAGGTCGAAGATCCCAACGACAGTTCCCTCCTCGTTGTACTCTTCGTGTATTAGTTTTACTTTGTCACCCACTTTATATTTAGCCACTATGCCACCTCCCTTGTATTTACCCATGTTGTCATGTGAACCATGTTTCTATAAACATTGTATGTGTCCATAACAAACTTTATAGCTTCACCAGCATTGTTTGCATTTACATACACAACCCTTGGTTTCATTGGGTTTTTCCCAAAAACAACTTTATATTCTCTCATTACGCCACCTCCCATTCTTTTTTGTAAGCTATCACATGTCTTTCCAAACCACCTTGGTTGTAGATTGGTTTGTCAGCCTCAGTCTGGCAACCCAACATGTAAGGGTTAATCTTTTGGACCCTACCATCTTCTAACTTGATAGTTATTGTTTTGTGATACCAGTCACAAGGCTCAACCTTAGTAACAGTTCCCCAGCCACTCACATTAGCCATATCACCCTTGTAATAGATCCTGTCACCAGTATCAATACCACCAACATATCTTGGATCATCCCATTTGTGTTTTCTCATTTTTTCTCCTTTATTAATCACAACCACAAAACTATTATAGTACGTTATACTACTTATATCAACCCTTATGAGAAAAAAAGAGGTATTAATTTTTCTATGGTTTCTTGTGCATTTTTATGCAAAATACCTATACCTCCAGCCTTGGTCCAGGCCTCTATGTTTTCTAACCTATCATCTATCAACACATGGTTTTGTTTAGCAAAGACGGCCTTGTGTCTACCTTTGATGGTACAGGTAATTAATACGTTTGGATCCACATGTTCTTTGATCCATTGGTTTTTGTCAGCTGCAACTCTTTGTCTGTTGACATCGCCTGTAGCTGTTAAGATCTCCCAGTATTCACCACTTTGTTTGATATGATCTACCAGGTAATCCATGTCTGCCATCTTTGGTAACTTTGCAAACAAACCTTTATTAGACAGCTCTAACTTCCTAGTGTCATAGTCTGCGTCATTTGTTAGTGGTCCATTTAAAAACTCTGGACTCTCAACACCACGAACGAAGTCTGCTAAAACTCCGTCCATGTCTACAAATATCTTTAACTTATTCATTAGTAATGACAAGGACTTGCCGTGTTGTTCCAATCAAGTTCATTAGGATCTTCTTCGTTCTCCCAATCCTTGTATGTTTCTAACAATTTTTCGTTTAGTGTGTGGTAGTTAGCATCTTCCAGAGCTGAGAACATTGTCTCCATAATATCTGCACCATCCCATTTTAAATACTTGGCCACAATTATTCCAAGAGCGTCTGCATCAGTAACTCTTGGATCATTTGGATCAACGTATGCTGTTTCTTTTACCAACTTAATAACATAAGGTATTAGATCCTTAACTATATCGTCACTATATTTCTTTTCCATCACGCCACCTCCTTTGTTAAAGCGACCCATTTAAATTTATAACCCAGACCTTTGATGATGGTTAAGTCAACATCATTGAAAGTCTTGGTACCTTTCAGTTTAGCCAAAGCTTTTGCCTGGTAACAAACTGGATAGACCAGCTCATTGCCAAACACATTCTTTATCATTAGTTTTATTTCCATATTTCCTCCTTTTAAAATAACAACCACAACTATTAGTATACGGATATATACTCAGATGTCAACACATATACTCACATAATTATTAATTAGTTTAATAAAAGCATATATAAACATTATAAATACACTATAATTAAACGGATTATGAGCAAAATGCCGAGTGGAAAACCAGGAAGAAAAAAGATTATTATTGATGCTGACCAGGTAGAGATGTTAGCTGCACAAGGCTTGGGAATCATGGATATTTGTCGAAGTCTTGGTATTGGATGGGATACGTTCAACAAAAATAGAAAGCGTAAAAAGGAAATTTCGGAGGCTCTGGCACGCGGCAAGGCGGCTGGAATGAAAGTAGCAACGTCCGCATTGATGAATCAAATCCACGAAGGCAACTTCCAGGCAATCCAGTTTTACCTAAAAAATAGATCTCCAGAGGAATGGAGCGACCGCCAGGAGGTCCAGCACAATCTAAACCTCAAGGACGTTATGCAAGTCGCGCAAGCGCGCGTGATAGAAGGAGAGACGGTTCCAGATGAAAGGTTAAAGCTAGATGACATTAAGAAGTAAGCATGCACGCATGCACGCACAAGCGTCCGTGCATATTTGCACAAGGATTTTCTTGCGTTCGTGAGCGTGCTAGGAAAAACAGAATTGACCCCCCTTTGTTTATTGGCGGTGGCGGTAATTATAAATACATAGTGAGATAATTTTTTTATGAAATATAAGCCAGAAGATGAAAAAATGTTAATGACTGAGCTTTGGTCACCAGTAATTAAAGATAATCCACTAAACTTTGTTAAATTCGTGTTCCCTTGGGGAATAAAAGACACCCCCCTCGAAGATTTTACAGGTCCAAGGAAGTGGCAGGAAAAAATTTTGAGAGAAATGACAATACACATTCAACGTAATGGTATGAAGGACCTACCAGAGATGTTTAGAATGGCTGTAGCATCTGGACGTGGTATTGGTAAATCAGCTTTGGTGTCTTGGATTGTTTTGTGGATGTTATCAACCAGACTTGGATCCACAGTAATTGTTACTGCTAACACCGAACAACAGTTAAGAAGTAGAACATGGGCAGAGCTTGGTAAATGGCTCACATTATCAATAAATTCTCATTGGTGGGCAAAGACTGCTACAACCATAAAGCCATCTGGATGGTTTGATGAGGCTTTAGAGCGAGATCTAAAGATTGATACTGGTTATTATTACGCCCAAGCACAGTTATGGAGCGAGGAAAACCCAGATGCGTTTGCAGGCATCCATTCATCTTACGGTGTATGCTTGATAATGGATGAAGCATCGGGTATTCCTTCTCCTATTTACTCGGTCAGCGAAGGGTTCTTCTCCGAACCCACGCCTAACAGATTTTGGTTTACTTTTTCCAACCCACGCAGGAATCAAGGACCTTTCTACGATTCCTTCCACAGCGCAAAACCATTCTGGAAGAACGAGCAGATCGACTCACGCACGGTCGAAGGCACGGACAAAAAACTATTCTCCAAAATGATTGAGCAGTACGGCGAAGATTCTACCGTTGCGCGCGTGGAGGTGATGGGCGAGTTTCCATCCGCAGACGATGATACTGTTATACCAATGGAACTGATTAAAAGCGCAGTAGATAGAGATGTTTCCCTCGCCGCAAGCGAGCCTATCGTTTGGGGTGTTGATGTCGCAAGGTTTGGCGGAGACAAATCTGCACTATGCGTGCGTCAAGGAAACCATGTACTTGAAATACAATCCTTTCCTTCTATGGACTTAATGCAGTTTTGTGGCTTGATAAAAAATCGCTATGATGATGCTACTGCGATAGAACGACCACAAGAAATATTAGTAGATGTTATTGGTTTAGGCGCAGGCGTAGTCGATAGACTCGCCGAGCAAAACTTACCTGTGCGTGGCGTGAATGTTGCCGAAGCACCTGCTACGAAAAAAAATTATTTAAACTTGCGTGCGGAGTTATGGTTTGCAATCAAAGATTGGTTGTCGCATAGAGATTGTAGATTACCAGATGATAATGAATTAGAAGCTGAATTAGCTTCCCCCTTATATAAATATACTTCTAGTGGTAAAATAAAAATAGAAAGTAAAGACGAGATGCGCAAAAGAGGTATTAAGTCTCCAGATAAAGCAGATGCACTTGCATTAACAATGGCAAGTTCAGCTGCAAGTTTTAGTGGAAGTGGTAGTCAATTCGGCTATAATTTCAGACAACCTCTTAAATCAAGAATAATTAGAGTAGGATAATTTATGGCAAAGAAATATAAAGAAGAAGAAATCATGGCCGCAGTACAAGAAGAAGGCGATATGAACGACTTAGTAGGCGTGATTAAATCCGAAATGGATGACGCAAAAGATTTCATACATCAAGTCGGCGCAGAAAGAGCTGAATCAACAGAATATTACCTTGGTACAGAGCCAGAAGGAACTAGCTCATTACAATCAGAGTTTGTTTCTACAGATGTGCGAGAAAGTGTTTTGTTTATGTTGCCATCCATCATGCGTACTTTTTTTGGCACTAAAAAAATTGTAGAGTTTGTACCTAAAGGACCAGAGGATATTCAACTTGCAGAACAACAAACAGATTATATTAATTATATAATCAGAGAAAAAAATCCTGGCTTCCAAGTTTTATATGATGTATTCAAAGATGCTTTAGTAAGAAAAACTGGTTTTATTAAAGTTTTTTGGGATGACAGCGTAACTGCATCCACGCACGAATACACGAATATAGATCCACAATCCTACCAGGCATTAATCCTTGATAAGAATGTAGAAGTAGTAGAAGAATCAGTCACTAACGAAACCATTATTACTTTTGACCCTGTAAGCCAAGAAGAGGTAGTTCAGGAAGTGCCATCAAGTTACGACCTAACGATTAGAAGATTAAAACCAAAAGACCAAGTATGTATTGAATCAGTACCACCAGAAGAAATATTAATTTCAAGACACGCACGCGACATAGAAACTGCTTCTTACGTCGCACACAGAATGATTAAATCCGTGTCCGACCTAGTCGCTATGGGTTACGACCAAGAAGAGATAGAGCAATATGCAGGTTATGGCGGTAGCGCACTTGACCCAGAAAGCTACGAAGAACAAGAAGCAAGAAACCCATTTGATAACATGGTGTACCCAGATAGAAACGATGCTGGTGGTAAAGATGTTTTATATGTAGAGCATTACCTATACTATGACTTTGATGGTGATGGTATTGATGAGCGAATCAGAGTTTGCACAGCAGGTAATGGCTTAGAAGTTCTAAACGTAGAACCATGGGATGAATTACCAATATGTATGTTCTGTCCTGACCCAGAGCCACACACAGCAATTGGCTCATGTCCTGCTGATTATCTAAAACCAATTCAATCTGCTAAATCACAAATCATGCGTGATACCTTGGATTCTCTTGGTCATTCAATCTTCCCAAGAATGGGAGTTGTTGAGGGTCAAGTAAACATAGACGATGTACTTAATACAGATATCGGTCAACCAATTAGAATGAGAGCGCCAGGAATGGTACAACCATTTGCTGTACCTTTTGTTGGTAAAGAAGCTTTCCCAGTCCTAGGATATTTAGATGAAGCAAAAGAAAACAGAACTGGTGTATCTAAAGCAAGCGCAGGATTAAATGCAGAAGCTTTACAATCTACAACTTCCGCAGCTGTAACAGCTACTATGAGTGGTGCGCAAGGCAGAATAGAGCTTATATGCAGACATTTTGCTGAAGGTGGCCTAAAAGCTATGTTTAAAACAGTAAATAACTTGGTAATCAAACACCAAAATGCACAAGATGTCTTTAGATTAAACGGTAAATTTATACCTGTAGATCCAAGATATTGGGATTCAGATAAGGATATGGTAGTCAATGTAGCTATATCTAAATCATCTGACCAAGAAAAGTTCCAAGTCTTAACTCAAGTTGCAGGAAAACAAGAGCAAATATTGCAATTACTAGGGCCACAGAATCCTCTAGTGTCAATGCAACAATATGCTAACACTTTGACTAGAATGATTGAGTTAGCAGGCTTCCAAGATGCACAATCCTTTGTGAATACAGAAGTTCCGCCTATGCCACCACAACCTGAACAGCCACCACAGCCAGACCCAGCTGCTTTATTAGCACAGGCTGAAGCTCAGAAGGCACAGGTACAAGCTCAGAAAGCTATCATTGATGCAGAGACAGATAGAATGAAAATTATCATGGATGATGATAGACAAAGAGATATCGAAGAGGCACAACTTAGAATTAAAGCTTTAGAGCTACAGGCTAAGTATGGCGCACAAATTAACATTGCAGAAATAAATGCTATCATGGAGCGAGACAGAGAAAATATTAGACAAAATGCAAAAGATCAAGCTCAAGGATTATTTACAGGCAATGTACCACCAACACAAAATATTTAATTTAGAAGTGTTAGAAGGCGATATGGTTTACGTTGGTAAAGATATAAAAGCAAAAACCAAAGATGATGCATTAAGAATTATGTCGCTTATGTCTGGTGGTGAAGTTAATTCAGATTCAGAAATTATATTTATTGAACAGAAGGAGTTACACTAATGAAATACATAAGAAAGTTTTGGGTATGGTTAAAAGAAACGATACATAAATTTTTAAACTGGTTTGATAGTTTTATGACACCAGCACCAGTTGTTAAAAAAAGAGGTAGACCTAGGAAGAAGAAATGACACCAGAGTCTTTGCAAGAATTACAGCGTTTGTTATTAACCAAGCAACCAAGAGGTGTTGTTGGTTCTACAACTCCAGATGTAGGTTCTATTACTCCTATGAGTCCTTATGAGGCTATACAGTCACAAAGAAGTCAACCAAGCCGTGATCCTGTAATATCTAACATACAAAGACTAGGTAGAGGTGTAAGAGATTTTTTTGTTCCAGAAACACCTTTAGATATTGCATTAACCGCTTTTGCGCCAGCGAGAGTAACAAAAAGTTTATTAAAACCAGAATATCTTTACACACCATTATTTAAAAACAAACAGCTAGCAGAAAAAAGGTTTACTGATAGAACGCAAGGGTGGTCTCAAACGCCACAACAACTTTATAGATCAGCAAAAAGATTAAATCCAGGCTTTCAAAAAGAAATAACTGATATATCTAAAAACCTTGGTTTAGAAAAAGCGCCAAAATATATACAAAAAGGTGAGAGACAGTTTGATGTGGAAATAAAAAGTATGCCAAGTATTCTTGATAAACAGATTAGAGGAAAAAAAGTAAGTGAGATTACAGACCCTGTAAGAACAAGAATATATGTAAATAATCCAAAAAATGCAGATGATGTTGTTGCACAGTTAAAACAGAAATATGATGTTTTAGATGAAGGTGAAAAATTAATTAAATCTTCTGGTTTTCAAGCTAGAAATGTTAATGTTGCTTATAAGTCTCCAGTAACAGGAGAAAAAATAGTCGGTGAAGTGCAATTAATATCTAAACCCATGGCAGATGCTTCTGCAAAAGCACACCCATTTTACACAAAACAAAGATCTATCAGAGAAACTTATTTTAAAAAAAATCCAGATGCTACAGAAATACCTGTAGACATAATTAAAAAAGAAGAAGAGTTAATCAACATTCAAAAAAAATTCTTTAATGAAGCTAGAAAAGAAATGGATGAAAGTTTCTTAGATGCGGTAGTAACTATTAAATAACGCTCGGTAAGTCTCTACCGATTATTCCAAACCTTTCTTGAAAATCATCTTTATTTATCATATCGCCGTTATCAAAAAAGTCTCCAACTTGCATAACATTAGCAGGAGTCCATTTATTAGTTGTTGGTGATAAAAATAAACCTTTAACATGACCAGGTTTAGATGGTTTTATAATTGCAGGTCCTTTATTCCATTCAAAATATTTAATTTGATTCGCCATAAATCCATTGTACTATATTTTTAATTTAATATAAATTATACTTATAACCGAGGTATTTTATGGCAATAACATATAGAGGCGAAAGGTTTAGCGGTTACAACAAACCAAAACGAACACCAGGTAAATCTAAAAAGTTTGCTGTTTTAGCTAAAAAAGATGACCAAGTAAAACTTGTTAGATTTGGTGATCCTAAAATGACAATTAAAAAAGACCAACCAGCAAGAAGAAAATCTTTTCGCGCTAGACATAAGTGTGATACCAATCCCCCAGATAAATTATCAGCAAGATATTGGAGTTGTAAAAAATGGTAGCAAAAAAGAAAGGACCAGTTCCAACAAACCCAGCCCTATACGCAAGCGTGAAAGCTGCCGCTAAAAGAAAGTTTGATGTATATCCAAGCGCGTATGCTAACGCATGGCTTGTAAGAGAATACAAAAAGAAAGGCGGCAAATATAAAAATGCCTAGAGATACTGAAGGTTTAGCTAAATGGTTTAAAGAGAACTGGGTTGACATAGGTTCTAAAAAGAAAGATGGAAGCTATGAAAAATGCGGTAGAAAATCTGCTAAAGGATCTAAAAGAAAATATCCTAAATGCGTGCCAGATTCAAAAGCTAAAAGAATGACTGCTTCACAAAAGAAAAGTGCAGTTACAAGAAAACGAGCAAAGCCACAAGGCGTAGGTGGTAAGCCCACCAATGTTAAAACTATAATTAAAAAGAAGTGAGATTATTAAAAGATTTATTAACCAAATATTTAGAATGGTCTTTACAAAAAAAGGCTGATAAAATGTTTTTAAAAATACAACAAGGAGAATAGTTATGCCAGGATATGGATATGGTAAACCAGCAATGAAACCTAAAAAGAAAAAAACAAAACCTAAGAAAAAAGGAAAGTAATATGCCTTTCAGCAAGTATTCACCAAAGCAAAAAAAATTAGCTAAAGTCGCAAAGCCAAGAAATAAAATTACTGCTGCTGACTTTAAAAAGTTACAAAAGAAAAAGAAAAAGTAATGAAAGTAAAAGCACCTAAAGGCTATCACTTTATGAAAGATGGTAAGACTTATAAACTTATGAAACATACTGGTAAGTTTGTAAAACACAAAGGCGCGTCACTTACAGCAGAACTTCCTGTAATTAAAAAACATAAATGAAACCACAATCTGCCAAAGCTAAAGGCAGAGCTTTACAACAATGGGTTGTAGATAAACTCGTTGAATTACTTGGTTTCGATCCTGAAGATTTAGAATCAAGACCCATGGGTTCTAATGGTGAAGATATTATTATGGGTGTTCAATCAAGAAAACAATTTCCTTACTCAGTAGAGTGCAAAAACCAAGAGTCAGTTAATGTATGGAAAGCATACGAACAATCGCAAGAAAACTGCAAAACTTACGAACCTTTGGTTATAATAAAGAGAAATAGAACAAAGCCTCTCGCGTTAGTCGATGCTGAATATTTTATAAGGCTACACAATGATAGACAAACTAATAAAACCAGTAACGAAGATTCTTGATAAGTTCATACCAGACGCAGATACAAAACAACAGATTGCGCATGAACTTGCAACTATGTCTCAAAAACATATCCATGAAATAGCTAAAGCACAAATAGAAGTAAACAAAGAAGAAGCTAAAGGTAGTTGGTTTCAATCATCATGGAGACCAGCAACAGCATGGGTATGTGTTGCAGGTTTTGCAGTAAACTTTTTAATTAGTCCTTTATTAGCACCCTTTGGTATTGATGTACCACAAGCAGATACTTCAACTATGTTACCTGTATTAATGGGTATGTTAGGATTGGGTGGTATGAGAAGTTATGAGAAAACTAAAGGATTAACAAGATGAGTTGGGAAAATTTTAGTATAGAAGAGTTTGCTTGCAAGCATTGTGGTGAAAATAAGATTGAAAAAGAACTTGTGGATAAGTTACAATTGTTAAGAAGCGATGTAGGCTTTCCATTTAAAATAACAAGTGGATATAGATGTGCAGATCATCCGATAGAAAAAGTCAAATCTGAACCAGGCACGCACGCATTAGGATTGGCTGCTGACATATTACTCAGAGGCGAGCAAGCACTAGAAGTCATATCAAAAGCAACTGATTATGGATTTACAGGCATAGGAATTAACCAAAAAGGCAATGCAAGATTTATACACTTGGACATATCAAAAGACTCACAGGGCAGGCCACGCCCTCATGTGTGGAGCTACTAAATGGAAATAAGCTCTATTTTATTATGGAATATTATAATGACCTTGGTGTTTGGTCCTATCATTTATAGTATTCGTTCTAACGCGACAGAAATCAAAAGAGTTGATATACTACTCAATAAGACCAGAGAAGAAGTTGCTATGCGATTTGTTACCAAAGAAGAATTGATAATGAATATGGATAGGGTTATAGAGCGTATAGATAAGCTAGACGCCAAAATAGATAAATTAATAACACAATAATATGGCAATAAAATTAGAAGATATAGAAATTTTTTCAAACTCACTTGGAAATAACTTTGGTGGTGGCGGTGCTTTTGGTGGCGCTAGTTCTGGCGGCGGTACTAATCTGACAGGAATTCCTAATGCTGATTATTTACAAAATTTAGCTAACTTACTTCAACAACAACAAGGACCACAATTAGGTCCAGATGAATTTGGTAGTTATTCAATACCAGCTTCAGATCCTACATATCGTTCTGGTTTTGACTATGCGCGTTCTATAGCTGGCGGTATACCAATGTCTCAAGTCATTGCACCAGGTGTAAGCTATTCTCCAGAACAACCAATGGGTTATACACAAGAACAATTAAATACAGCTGTTGGAACAACACCTGTAGGAACACCAAGTCCTTATGGTGTTTTTGCAGATGATCCTAGTTACTTTGGCACAGGCATTGGTGGTGTAAATATACCTGTAGATAGAAAACAAGATTTACCACCAAGAGATATATTTAGTGGCGTAAAAGATATTAGAGATGTACCACCCCTAGAAAATTTATTAAACATAGGTAAATTATTTGATGGTGGTTTTGATAAAGATGCTATAGACAAAATAGTACAAGAGCGAATAGCTGAAAGTATGCCAACTTTTGAACAACCTGATTTATCACAGTTTGTTACTAAACAAGACATACCTTCTTTTATTCCAGACATTCCAACAGGTAGAGAGTTTTCAATAGATAGAGATGAATTAATAAAAGATATAAGAGGAAGTATTAATATTCCTGATATAAGTGGTCTTGCTAGGTTAGAAGATATACCAAGTTTTGACCCAAGCGTTTTAAAACAAGATATATTAATGTCTATACCACAACAACAAGTTCCAGATGTTTCTAAGTTTGTAACACAAGATGATATATCTAAAGCTATAGCTGGTATTGATATGCCAACTTTTCAACAACCAGATTTAACAGCTTATGACACAAGGCTTGCACAATTAGAAGAACAACTTGCTGGTTTTAAACAGCCAACTGGCGGTAGATTTTCTGTAGACCAACAATTACCTATGGGATTATTTTAATGTCAGTATCACACGAAGAAGTAGTTAAAGCAGCACAAGCAGAACAAATATTAACCTCAGAGGTTTTTAAAGAAGCAATAGAAAATCTTAAAAACGAATATATTACTCATTGGTTAAACTCAAGAGAAATAGATGATGTTACTGCTAGAGAAGATATCCACAGATCATTATTACTATTACCAGAAGTTGAAAGACATCTGCGTATCATTGCTGAGAAAGGCAAACTTACAAAAGCCAATATAAACAAAATTAGAAATATTGGTTAAACCTTCCCTTTTTATACATTATTAAGCTAAAATA